TTCTTTCAGCGACTTGACAACTGCATGGTTGTCTTCCCGGTCATTCAATGCTTTGAGTTGTACGTTTATCGCAGCAACTTTAGCTTCCAGTTCTTTCTCTGTTATCACGCCTTTGGTGCTATCAGCGATAAGTCCCTGGATCTTCTCAAGTAATTCTTTTTCGTTCATTTTAAGTTTTTGATTAAATATTCATAATTGATTTCTTTTGAAGTGGTACCATCCGGCTTCATTATATTTAGAGTGCCTTTGATTGGCGGCTCATCATTGTAAATTATTTCAGTTGCATCATTTGATCCAAACAAAACCATGCTTCCTTCTCTATTGATTTTCGCTTCTTCAATGCCGAAGAAATATCCTTCATCTAATGCCCTTTCTTTATTAGCAATAAGATTAATCTTAGAATCAAAATATGCTTTATTAATAGCATAATCTTTATCATCACTATTAACTCCCATTATTATTTTTACATAAAACATAGCTACTGAACCTTGCACTTTACGCCTTTCTTTAATGGCATGGATCGCAGAGTCTTTTTTCATTTTAGATTCCTGTATTTCAAAAACTAAAGCTTCAGTCTGTCCCTCATAGTTTTTACCGACAGATGACCAGTTTAATAAAGTCGTAAATGCTTTTACATCTTCCGGCCATGCAATAACATCATCTATTTTCATTGAATGACCCGATAAATAAAATATTTTACCGCCCTGTTCGGATAAAGATTTTTTCCAAATACCATCAAAATGAACATCAGCGTGATTATCCATATAACGAGTGGTATTTATTACAGGATAAACATATCCTGATTTTACCGGAAGTCCCGACTTTAATGCTGTGTCAATTTTAAGATAACCCCCTGAAATACTTAATTGTCCTTTTTCTGCACTTAAATATTTTTCTGCTCTTTTTAATGATATAATTTTATCCTCATTAGCCTTAATCTCTCTGAACAAGTCATCCTTATTAATAAAGGACTTATCTAAAGTTTTACAGTAAATCATACGGCTATTTTTTGATGTTTATAAATCCACCTTCTTACGTTGCCATGATTAGACACCTGACATAAGCCTTCATATCCTTTCACTTCCTTCCATATTTCCTTTTCCTGAATCATTTCAGTATAACCTCTTTTTTATTCAGTTGTTTATTTTTCAGTTCCCGGAGTTTCTTTATCTCCTCCTTCGTCGGTTTCTTTTTTTCCATCTCTTTCAGATTTATAAACGTCACCCCCTGCAATTGCCTCCATGCCAATAAGCTCTAAATACTGGTTCCATGTTATTATATTGTTATTATATGCCTTATCTGCTGAAGTGGTATTGTAACTCAATGAAGTTGCTTTCTCCTTTATGTTTTCTGCAAGTGCCGGCACGTGCGAGAAATCTGTCCTCAATTCGTAACCATAATCTCTTAGCCGCAGGCGTTCGGTCCAATATTGATCATCATTCTCAACCCTCGGTATCACAGTGTCCTGGTAGAGCCTTCTCACTGCCTGTATCTGATTTTCAAACGTGGCCCCGGTGATATAAGTTTTGTAAAGCTCGGGAGGAACGCCCAGCCCGTTGCTGATGATCATGGCGTTATTTGAAAACTCATCATAAATGCCCATCTCCCTTGGACTTAAAACCGTCCTGATAAAATCAATGTCAGTATAAGAAATAAGATACTGTTTTTGATTCTCCTGTAACCCATAATCAGTTTTAAAAGTGCGGTCAATCTCTTCCTTGTCCTTCGGGTTGAGCGGTATTTGCGTGCCTGTTGCATCCTTATTATTTGCCTTGATGATGCCCTGCATGCCCCGTGACTTCAAAATCACGTTCATCGCCTCGAAGCAATATTGTGTATTAGTTATTGCATATTTCAATACCTCAAGGCGTGACGTGCCTAAAATAGAATGACCCACGTCCGAAAGATTAATGTCGTTAAAATGTATTATCTCATCAGGGGTAAAGTCCCTGACGGGATCATAATTTGTCAAAACATACTTTTCGATTATCCCTTTGATGTCAACCTGATCATATAATTTTCCCGTCTGCCTCACATCAACAAATTCAGACGGCAAATTATATATTGTCTGAACAGTCATTATATCGGTTTGAAAAGTCTTTAAAGGATTATTCAAATACACGTAATTATTGCCAAAGGTGTCAAACATGTACGAACGCTGGTAATTGAACTCTTTAACCGATTGCAATGGATTAGGGCGGAACACAAATAACTGACGTACCTTCTGCACCACCTTATTTTTGTCATCCCATCCAACTTCGTCACCATTCAAATCAACAAGGTACTTCTTACCGTTGGCAGCCGCTGAGGCTTTTATGTCAATGCAGCCAAATAACACGGGATTATTTTGCACCGCCGCCCGGTACTGTGATGGATTAGAAAGCGACAGCCATGCCGGCCGATCAACCAGGTATTGAAAATTCGTGCGCCTCTGGTTGGTGCGATTTATTCCCTTAGCGAAGAGTTCGCCGATATTATAAAAGAATTTACCTGTTATTTCGCTAACTGTCATTTCGTTATATGTTATGGGCCGGTAATTGCCGGCCATTAGTCAGACAGCTACTTTTCTTTTTCAGGCTTCTCAAAAACTTCAACCCCTGCGAGCTGAACAAGTTTCAACTCTTCCTGTGAAGCATCTTTCAGAACTACTTTTCTGGAACTGCCATCGGCTTCAAAGTGTACCTCTGAATCAATGAACTCTTTTTTAACTTTCAGTGTTGCCATAATTAACTCCATTTACAAATTGTTGATGTGCCTGCAAGTACAGCAGCCTGAAGAGTTGCATCTAAAGGTAGTGCCAGTCCCCCACATTCATTCTCAAGGGTAATGCGTGCAGTATTTCCCTCTGCTTCTGCGAGTCCTTTCCCGGTTTTCATATCCTGCTTTCCGAGTCTCAACGGACGTTCACGTACATCAGTCGCATTGTGGCCGACAACCCAGCATTTACCGTTACCATCAACGATAAGGGCGAAAAACCCGCAAGGTGAGCCGTCAATAAGTGCCTGCAGAAACGTGTTAGTGTCCTTTGCCGGGGGCATAACGTCAAACTCGACAGAGTTCGCTACTTTCCAGTTGTTGAGTCCTATCCGCTCACCCATCTCTGACCAGCTTACTGAATCCTGCAACGAGTCAACTCTCATAAAGGGAGTCGTACCTGTAACAGCAGATATTTCCCCCGATGTGATTGTGAAAGCTGTTGCTACGGACTTTTCAGCAATGAACACTTTCGATGCCCCGCTTACATTTTTACTGCAAGTTTGCGTAAATATAGCAAGCGCAAACGCCCCTGTTATCCCTGCCGGCATAAACAAATCAGGCGCAATAAATGCCAAAAGCATAATCACGCCTAGTATGTAACCAGCGAATAATGTAATTTTTCTCATCTTATTAAAGTTTAATTTTAATCTTTATGATGTAAAGTTAAACTAATAAGATAGTTGTTTTTCCTAAACTTTATAGGAATAATCCGAGTGTAATTTTTTCAATTGTTTTAACTGAAACACAATACTTTGAAGCTAATTTATTCCTTAGCATTTGCTTTTCTTTCGGTTGGGATTTCTTTATAAACTCATCCCTAATCAGCATATCCCGGCAATTATAATCCTTCAAAATACCCTGTTTAAACATTTCCTCTGTGATTTCAGGCGCAATGTTATATTTTTCCTTCAGTAATTTCTTAACCGATACCCTGATATTAATTATCATAAACTTTGCGGAGTTGTTATTACCTGTAATTCTTTTTGCGCACTGTTCACCTTATTTATATCTAAAACTATCTCTTTAGGTATCATCCGTGCAAGTGCGGCGTAATCGAATCCTGAAGACGGTATCTCAGGAGCTTGCTGCCCTATGTATCCCCCCATCGCATACCCCGGAACCTTCGCTTTTCGCATTGCTCCCGAACCGCCAAGGCGTGCAACCTGTGATTCTGTCAAAACTGTTTCTCCCTGCTTTGCGTAAATTAACGTGTTATCCTTCGTGGTGTCGGGATGGACCTGAAAACCTCCCTGAATCTTACCACCCGTGGCAAACTTCTGCGCCTTGATGGTTGCCACCTGGATACCTGTCTGAAGTCCCGCCAAGGCTCCGGCAATAATACCGGCCGGGATGAATGGCTTAGTCGTGCTTAAAGCGTTACCAATGGCCAATGCACCGTTAATAATAGCCTGTTGTATGTCAATCTTTTGTTGCTCTTTCGCATACTTCTTTTGTATAGCCACCCTTTGCGCCCCTG